GTCCAATTCGCAATCGCCAATACCCGGGTACTGTTTCCCGGAAACCAAGAGCTTTCTTGGAGCCCATAGTAGGGCTACGTACACCCGGAACGGGTGGTCTACCGGCAAGAAGCTAGTAAATGAACCCCAAATGGCTTCAATCATATCCAAAGGGATATAATCCGTTGCGGATTTATAGTCAGAATTCTGACTAAAGACCCCATCTGGGAGATCTTTCTTTCCCCAAAATTTGAGGAAACTCCATAACTTGTTAGTTACGGCTAGGCCGACTCTGCATCGGCCATCTTTCTCTAAGAGAGTTTGTACCATTTGTCTCATGGTTTTCTGGATTAATATCATTCCAGTATGCCCCGCTGTAAGCGGGCGAACCTTAAATCCAGGTTCTCCGAGTGAAACCACTCGGCATTCCAAAGGAGTCTTTGGTTGATAACTAACAGGTTGTCTATTCCACCATATTGGTAGAAGGGCGCCACAAGGCGTCTTAACGAACCCCTGTGGTTCGGGATAAAATGAGCCATAGTTCATTAGGTCTGCAGACGCAGCCCATAACAGGAGTTTTCCTGTATTAGGTCCAAAATAATTGGACTTAGTGGGACTCTCCCGCTTAATTCGACGATAACCGGCGAATTCTTCTGGCTTCGTGAAGAACACTTCATACGCATGAAGCACGAGCGCGTGGTTCGTAAACTTCTGGGGACCCAGAATTTCATTGCCATAGCAATCATAAAATGCCTGGGCATGTAGGGGCCGATTGGTCCCATCATTGCGAACTGCAAAGAATCTATCGTCCAAAAATGGAGACGATGTGGACATACAGAATGTCCTAATGTCCGGCAAGAACATATGCAAGTATTTCCTTGCGTCGGCGGCCATGCCCCCGTCTTCTTGACGACTGTTAAGTGAGCCACTAAGTGTGACTGACACGTGTGAGCTACGTGTTAGGCTGGAGAAATTCAGCCTATGGTTTAGATAAGCCATAGCACGCGGTATCACCGCGAGGATCTGTGGATCCACAGACCTAGGTGTAGTCAACACCTCTAAGGTTTCTTTTAAACCTTTTTCCACATCAAATTTTGTGGGGCAGGGCAATGCTCTGCCAAATGTGCGTAATTGGCACAGAATGGCAAGTTTCTTGTCACTCATAGG